CCAAGACTACCGCTTCAAGATTTTGCAAGAGGCACAGAACCGTGCCGACAAGATGAAGATTAAGATTAGCGACCAGTTTGCTCAAGGCGGCTGGGCTAATGCCTTCAACGACTTCGTGACCGACTTGGTCACCTACCCCTCTGCGTTTGTCAAAGGCCCCGTTGTACGCCGTCAGCGTGCGTTGGGCTGGGAGACTGACGCCATGGGCAAGACAGTCGCCAAACCCATCGAGCGCATTGCTCCTGAGTATGAGCGCGTTGACCCCTTCCGTATCTACCCCGAGCCGGGCATCACCAACATCAACGATGGCTACCTGTTCGAGCATCACAAGCTCAGCCGCATGGAGTTGTCCGACCTGATTGGTGTACCGGGCTACGACGATGACGCCATCCGCAAGGTGCTCGACATCGGCAATGGTCAGTCATGGATTAGCGAAGACATCGAGTTGCAGAAGCAGGAGCAAGAGCGCAAGTTCTACTCCTACATGCGCCCGACTGAGATGTACGACGCCCTCGAATTCTGGGGTAAGGTCTCCGGCAAGATGCTGCGCGAGTGGGGTCTGTCTGAGGACGAAGTCCCTGATGAAGCCAAAGAGTACGACGTGAACATCTGGCAAGTGGGCAACTACACCATCAAGGCTGTGTTGAACTACGACCCACTGGGCGAGAAGCCATACGCCAAGACTTCGTTCATCAAGTGCCCCGGTTCATTCTGGGGTAAAGGTATACCTGAAATCATCGAAGACGTGCAGAACGTGTGTAACGCTGCTGCCCGTGCTCTGGTGAACAACATGGGTATCGCCTCCGGCCCGCAGGTCGAGGTGAACTTGGAGCGCATCCCTCCGAACGAGGACATCACGCAACTCCACCCATGGAAGATTTGGCAGACGATGAACGACCCGATTGGGTCGAGCGCACCTGCCGTTCGCTTCACGCAACCAGAAGACAACGCCAACACATTGATGGCTGTGTACGAGCGCTTCAGCAAGTTGGCTGACGAGCACTCTGGTATTCCAGCCTACATGTATGGCGACCTGAATGTACAGGGCGCAGGCCGTACATCTTCTGGTCTGTCTATGTTGATGGGCGCGTCCGGCAAAGGCATCCGCCAAGTCGTGATGCACATCGACAGCGATGTAATCAAACCAATCGTCCAACGTCAGTTCGTGTACAACATGCGCTACGACGAGGATGAATCCATCAAGGGTGACGCACAAGTCGTTGCTCGCGGTGCAGTTAACTTGGCGGTCAAAGAGACTGTCAACGTGCGCCGTATCGAATTCCTCAACGCAACCGCCAATCAAATCGACGCCGAAATTATTGGTAAGGATGGTCGCGCCGCGATTCTTCGTGAAGTGGCTAAAGGGTTGCAAATGCCTGTGGATGACATCGTGCCATCTCGGGAGAAAACTGCGTTCACTGGGCGTATGCAGGCTAAACTCGCCGCTGCACAACAGCAGCAAGAGGCTGCAACGCCAACACAGCCGGACGGTTCTCCCAAAGGTGGTATGGATGGCAACACAGTCAGTAGTCGTGTGAGTGGGAGGGCGGCATGATTCGCCCTGACGACAAGGCCATGCAAGCGCTTGCGATTGTGTCGCGCCAGTATCCCGAAGTTCGGGACTGGCTCAAGACATGGTACGAGCACGAGCTAACCAAGTTGCCACTTGCAGTCAACAATCCGGCAGTTCCGCAGGGGCGCTGTCAGGTATTGGGCGAGGTATACAACCTCGTCAAAGATGCCCCTGATTTCGTAGCGGCAAAGTCAAAATGACTCGCCGTCTAATTCAACGCATACCGATAGGAGCGTAACAAATGGCACTTCCAGAGCAAATCCGTAAACAGACCGAGGCTGTACAAGAGTTGTACAAGCAATTGAACGGTGATGACAACCAAGGCGCAAACGACGCCAATGGTCAAACTCAGCCCGACAATCACGCGAATACAGCAAACGCTGCCGACGAGAATTCTGACGAGAACAATGCTGCTCAATCTGCGGGTCATACCGAGCAACCGCCCACAGATAACAAGACAGAAGACAACCTGAACCAGAAGTACAAGACCCTCCAAGGTATGTACAACGCCGAAGTCCCACGTCTGCACGCGCAGAACCGTGAGATGCAAGGCCGCGTTCAACAGCTTGAACAACTGCTTTCGACTTTGTCGCAGCAACAACAGTCTGCTTCCCAGCAACAAGTCAAGCACGACCCTTTGGTCACCGACCAAGACGTGCAAGAGTATGGTGAGTCGATTGACATGATGCGCAAGGTGAGCCGCGAGGAGTTAATGCCCGTGGCCCAAAAGATTGCACAGTTGGAAGGCATGATTCGTCAGATGCACTCCAGCGTCGTACCTCAAGTACAGGCGGTGGCACAGCGTCAGGCAGTATCTGCTGAACAACAGTTCTGGGCTGACCTCACAGGTGCTGTACCTAATTGGCAGGCAATCAACGGTAGCCCTGACTTCCAGTCATGGTTGCTTGAAGTTGACCCGCTCACTGGTATTAGCCGTCAAACGTATCTTGAGGACGCACAGCGTACTCTGGACACACAACGTGTTACAAGTTTCTTCCGTACTTGGCTTGAGATGACTGGTCAGCCTACTGGTGCTCAACCTAATCGGAACTCGCAAGGCTCTGAGCTTGAACGTCAAGTCGCCCCCGGTCGCTCTCGTAGCGCCCCAGCGTCTGGCAACCAAGCCGCCAAGACCTACTCGCCTGAGGACATCAAAACCTTCTTCAACGATGTTCGCTCGCAGAAGTACAAAGGGCGTGAAGCTGAGCGTGACCGAATCGAACGCGACATTTTCGCTGCACAGCGAGAAGGTCGTATTGCTGTTTAATTAGACAAGGAGTCTCATCATGGCATATCCAAACGCCGCTGGTCGCCCACAGTATTCGGGCAACTTCATTCCAGAAATCTGGTCTGGCAAACTCATCGAGAATTTCTACGACGCCACTGTGCTCGCAGCAATTGCAAACACCGACTATGAAGGCGAAATCCGCCAGCATGGTGACACGGTGAACATCCGTACTTCTCCAGAAGTCACTATCCGCACTTACGTGAAGGGCCAAACCCTGAGCGTTGAGAACCCTGACAAGCCAAAGCTGCAACTCTTGATTGACAAGGGTGAGTACTTTGCGTGCGTCGAGGACGACGTGGACAAAGTTCAGTCTGACATCCAGATGATGGACACTTGGACTAAGGACGCTTCTGAGAAGATGAAAATCAAGATTGACCAACGCGTCTTGACCGACATGTTGCCTGAGATTTCTTCTCTGAACAAAGGTGCAACTGCTGGTCGCATCACTGGCAACATCGACTTGGGCACCACTGGTTCCCCAATCGCTATCACCAAGACCAACGTGTTGGACTACATCGTTGACTTGGGCACAGTGTTGGACGAAGCGAACTGCCCTGAGGGTGACCGCTTCTTGGTTATCCCCGCTAAGATGGCTGGCTTCATCAAGAAGTCTGACCTGAAAGATGCGTCTATCTCTGGCGATGCACAGTCTATCGCTCGTAATGGTCGCTTGGGTATGATTGACCGCTTCACCATCTACATGAGCCACAACCTGAGCGTGTCTAGCGGCAAGTTCAGCTTGATTGCTGGTCACAAGATGGGTCTGACTTTCGCGTCACAAATGACCAACATGGAAACCATCCGCTCTGAAACTACGTTCGGTAACATCGTTCGTGGCTTGCAAGTGTATGGTTACAAAGTTGTGAAGCCTGAGGCTTTGGCCCAAGGCATCGTGACCTTGGCCTAATCAACCGGGGGGCTTCGGCCCCCCTTTGTAAATTTTTTGGAGATTTAACATGGCTACATATACCGACTCTCTGGGCTTTAACAAAGGCTCTGCTGGTTTCCATGCTGCTGGCTTGCACAAAGTCACTCGTATGGAAGTTGTACTTGACTTCGCAGCTATCGCTGCTGCTCGCTCTGCCGCTGGTGCTGCTGCATTGGCTTCTGGCGACGTTCTCGAAATCATGCCTATCCCGGCTAAGACCCGTGTGTTAGGCGTTGGTTACGACGTGACTGTTGCAGAAGGCGCTTCGGCTACTTTCGACTTGGGCGACGGCAGTGACACTGACGGCTACCTGAACGACGTTAGCTTGAACAGCGTTGCATCTGGCGTGATGTCTTTGACTTTGGCTGAAGGTGCTCCTAACACCATCTCTGGCTACAGCAATGGCAAGTACTACAGTGCTGCTGACACTATCGACTTGGTTGTGAACACTAACAGCACTGACGCTGCTAAAGTTCGCATCTGGGCTTTGGTGCAAGACTGCGCGTAATGAATGGGGGCTTCGGCCCCCTTCTTTTAGGAGAACATGATGTCATCAGTTGACCAATACGGAGTTAAAGCTATCCTAGTAGAGGCTGATGGCGTAGCTATTACAGGGCGCTTTTACCTAAGGCAAGTATGTGTTGTGCATAAGGGGACTGGAGATGTTGATATTGACATCTAT